CTTCGCAAGAACGTCACCGCAAACATGACGGCATCAAATCGTTTCTTGGCTCGGCCCTCTGACTTTCTATCTCCGTTTTCCCTTGCTGTGATTGATGGAGATGGGAACTACACGTTCCTTCTTGATAAAGACGTGAACTTCATTCGAGAAGCTTATCCATCCATATCGACTACTGGCTTGCCAAAGTACTACGCAGAGTTTGACGGCGATGTGCAGTCAACAAACTCGCCGGGTCACTTTATCCTTGGGCCGACTCCGAACGCCAGCTATAGCGTTGAGCTTCACTACTACTTTGATCCGCCGTCGATTGTTGATTCCGGCACATCTTGGCTTGGCACCAATGCAGAAGAGGTCTTGCTGTATGGAAGCTTGATCAATGCTTACATCTTCATGAAAGGTGAGCAGGATGTCATGGCTGCCTACCAGCAATCATACGACAATGCACTTCGCCGCCTTGTGACCCTTGGCGAAGGACGCCTGAAGCGCGACAGCTACCGTGACGGTGAGCCAAGGATCAACATGTAATGTTTGAGGTCAAGCTAAGCATTCCACGCGATGAGCCTGTTGTCTTGGTGAAGACAACTCACAACCGTGGCTTCACGCCAGAAGAATTGGCGGAGCAGTGCGTGAATCGAATTGTGTCTGTCTCCGATAGCGCGCATCCGGGGATTCGAGATCAGGCTCGCGCATTTCAAAGCCACATTGAAACGCTTGTGGCGAGCTATATGCGGCAGGCTATTCGCAGCGACCGCACAACTGTGTATAATGCGCTGATCGATGCTGGCCATCCAGAACTGGCCGAACTCATAAGGAGACTCTGACATGGCCTTCACTGGCAACTTTATGGCTACGTCCTTCAAGCAGGAAGTCCTGCAGGGAGTGCACAACTTTACTAACGGCACGGGCAACACTTTTAAGCTCGCGCTATACACCAACAGTGCCTCATTCACGGCTGCAACGACAGCATACACTTCCTCAAACGAAGTGAGTGCTTCTGGGTCGTATTCGGCAGGTGGTGGTGCTTTGACAAATGTCACTCCGACTACCAGTGGAACGACAGGGTTTGCTGACTTCAACGATCTAACATTTACCTCGGCCACCATCACGGCTCGCGGCGCGTTGATCTACAATGACTCTGCTGCTGGTGATCCTGCTGTTGTTGTTTTGGACTTTGGGTCTGATAAAACCTCAACGGCTGGGGACTTCACTGTTGTCTTCCCAACGGCAGACGCATCGAACGCCCTTATCAGGATCGCCTAAGACATGACAGATGTCGTCGTCCCCTTTAGCGGCTGGGGCCGAGCGGGGTTCGGCGAACTCGCTTGGGGCGAAGGCAGCGTTGCTGTTGGCTTTGCCACGGGCGAAGTCGGCAGTGTTGCAGTTACTACAACTGAAAACATATCTGTCAGCGTTACGGGCGTATTCGGGACGGGTGAAGTCGGAACGGTAACTGTTGAAGCGGATGCCAGTGTTTCGGTCACAGGCGTCTTTGGAACAGGGCAGGTTGGCAACGTTACCGTTTCTGAGGGAGCTGGTGTTACGGTAAACGTCACGGGCGTTGAAGCAATTGGTGAGGTTGGAACCGCAGGAGTTCAGGAGTCGGTTTCGGTAAGTGTTACCGGGGTTGAGGCGACTGGCGGCGTTGGAAGCGTTACTATTATTGGCGACGCAAACGTCAGCGTCACTGGTGTTAGCGGGACTGGACAGGCTGGTCAGGTTACCACCATCTGTGATGCCAATGTCTTCGTGACTGGCGTTTCAGCTACAGGATTGGTCAAACCTGTGCTAGTGTGGGGCAGGATTGTCCCAGACCCCGGAACTGTTTATACTGAGATTACACCCTCAGTCGGCACTATCTGGACTGAAATCGCGGCGTAAGGAACCAAAATGCCAAGTTCATATACTCAGACAGGCATAGAGCTGATTGCCACTGGTGAACAGTCAGGCACTTGGGGCTCGACCACAAACACCAACCTGCAGATCATCGACCGCTTGACCAACGGCGTTGGTGCAATTGCACTTTCTGGAACGACACACACACTGACGACAACTGATGCAACGTTGTCTGATGGACAGTATGCGGTTCTGGTCTTTGGTGGGAGCCCGAGTGGCACTAACACGGTGACCATCTCGCCCAATGACGGACAGCATTTGTATGTTGTTAAGAACTCCTCGGGACAGAGCGTGGTTCTGACGCAAGGCTCGGGCGGAAACGTCACCGTAGCCAATGGCGACACAAAAATTGTGTACAGCGATGGTGCTGGCGCAGGGGCTGCCGTGGTAGACCTTACCGCTGACCTTGCCATGTCGAGTGTCAACATCACGGGCGGTTCGATTACTGGGATCACCGACCTCGCTGTCGCGGATGGCGGTACTGGGGCGTCGTCTGCATCTGCCGCGCGCACGAATCTTGGGCTTGGAACTGGAGATAGCCCGACGTTTACTGCGGTCACTGCTGGTCAGGTGGACATTACGGCGCAAGGAGACCTTCGTCTTCAAGACACCACGGGCGGAGAGTACGTTGCGATTCAGGCCCCCGGCACTGTCTCTGCCAGCTACACGCTGACGCTGCCTGCAGCAGACGGAACGAGTGGTCAGGCGCTTGTGACTGACGGTTCCGGAAACTTGAGTTTTGGCAGTGCTGGAATTTCAACGGGCAAGGCCATCGCCGTGGCCCTCGTGTTCGGATAAGGAGATAGGCTGTGGCAAACCCGAATATCGTTAACGTCACTGCGATCTACGGCAAGTCCGCCGTAGTCGACTTGACGACAACCAACGCGACGCTCGTCGTCGAAAACACCGCCGCGAGCGGCAAGGTCTTCAAGATCAACTCGTTGATCATCTCGAACGTGGACGGTACCAACGCGGCCGACATTACGATCTCGCTCTACAGTGAGGACAACATCGGCGGCACGGCCACGCAGATCGTGAGTACGGTCTCGGTTCCTGCGGACGCCTCGCTCGTGGTCATCGACAAGAACACCTCGATCTATCTCGAGGAAGACAAGTCGATTGGTGCGACTGCGGGTTCCGCGAGCGACCTGAAGGTCGTAGTGAGCTATGAGGAAATTTCGTGACTTTAGGAGGCTAGTATGGCTACGTCCCAAGGCGGCTACGTCAACGGCGGCTTTGACCTTCTGAAGGCCCCCGACGCCCCGACCATCACGTCTGTCACGACCGACATCGGAACCATGTCCGTGGCCTTCACCGCGCCCGCCAACCCCGGCGGAAGCGCGGTCACGGGCTATACGGTCACGGCCATCGACGAAAGCACCGGGGCATCCGTCGGCGCGACGGGGTCGGCGTCTCCGATTAGCATTTCCCCCGGCGGCGGTACGTTTAAGGTTCGCGCGGCGGCTTCCAACATCTATGGGCCGGGGCGGGTATCGGAATTTGATACGGGGAATGTGGTTTACGCTGGGGCGGAGCTAGAGACTTGGGGTCGTAACAGTAATGGCCAGCTTGGTGATGGAACTGTTGCTTATCGTTCAAGCCCTGTTCAAGTTGGGGCGCTTACGAACTGGAGCCAAGTTTCCCTTGGGGATACGTTTAGTGCCGCAGTGAAAACAGACGGCACTTTTTGGGCTTGGGGAAACGGTGGGAACGGCGGCCTCGGGAACAACACAACAGGACAGGTTTCCAGCCCCATACAGGTCGGAGCCCTTACTAACTGGTATGAGTTATCTCTTGGAGAAACTCACGTAACGTCCATCAAGACGGATGGTACGCTTTGGACTTGGGGCAATAATCTTCATGGACGCCTTGGTGATGGAACAATTGTTTCCAAGTCTAGTCCTATTCAGGTCGGAGCACTTACGAGTTGGGCTCAGTCGTCTGGAGGCGGCCAGCATAGTGCCGCCACTCGAACGGACAGAACGCTTTGGGCTTGGGGGCTCAACAGTACTGGACAGCTTGGAGACAATACGGTCATTGCCCGCTCTAGCCCTGTTCAGGTTGGTGCTCTAACCAACTGGAGCCAAGTGTCCGGAGGCGCGACAAGTACAGCGGCCGTTAAGACTGACGGTACGCTTTGGTCTTGGGGCAATAATACCAACGGCCGCCTTGGCGATGGAACGGTTATTAACCGCTCAAGCCCTGTTCAAATCGGAGCACTTACGGGATGGGCTGGGGTCTCAGCGGGAAGCTACCATGCAGCGGCTGTAAAATCTGACGGTACGCTTTGGGCTTGGGGGCTTAATAGTTCTGGACAACTCGGCGACGGCACTGTCATTGCCCGCTCCAGTCCTGTTCAGGTTGGGGCACTTACAAACTGGGCGCAGGTTTCATCCGGCCGCAACCATACGACGTCTATTAAATCCGATGCGACGCTTTGGGGTTGGGGACAAAACATCAGTGGGCAACTTGGCGACGGCACTGTTGTTTCTAAGTCTAGCCCGGTTCAAGTCGGAGCCCTTACGAGCTGGTATCAGGTCTCAGCAAGTGGCCTTCAAACCGCCGCCCTCTACGGAGTAACCTAAATGCCGAATTTCTCCGCAAAATGGGGCTTGATGGAGCAACTGCAGGCCGTGGCCGCAGGGACGTGGACGGGGATTCCGCTGTATGAGTTGTATGCGTGGGGGGATAACAGCCCGTCTGGAGCACTTGGAGACGGCACCATAATAGACAAATCCTCCCCTGTTCAAGTTGGGGCTCTAAATGATTGGAGCGAGATCGCCGCAGGTGCTTACTTCTCCGTCGCCGTAAAACTGGATGGAACGCTTTGGTCGTGGGGCAACGGAAATACAGGGAGACTTGGCGACGGCACAACAGTTTTTAAGTCCTCACCCATACAGATCGGTTCTTTATCTAATTGGTCTAAGGTTTCTACAAGGGCAAGCTCTGCTCATGTCTGCGCTATTAAAGCAGACAGTACACTGTGGTCTTGGGGAAGTAATAGCGGCGGCCAACTTGGCGACGGAACTATAGCTGCTAAATCTAGTCCTGTTCAAGTTGGCGCGCTGACCACTTGGTATAGCGTTTCCGCAAACGGAGAGCACACGATTGCATTGAGAACAGATGGAACGCTCTGGGCTTGGGGAAATGGAGCAAATGGCCCATTGGGAGACGGCACAGTTTCCAGCAAATCCAGTCCCATTCAGGTTGGAGCATTGACCACTTGGGCGGCAGCAACGGCGGGGGCAAACTTTTCAGTTGCTGTAAAAACAGATGGGACATTGTGGAGTTGGGGCCGAAATAATGACGGCCAGTTGGGTATAAGCTATACAGGCGATGCCTACTCTCGTTCCAGCCCTGTTCAAGTTGGCGGTCTGACAAACTGGTCAACAGTTAGTGCAGGCGGAACCTTTGTGATGTCCGTAAAAACTAACAACACGTTGTGGGGATGGGGTCAAAACAGTCAGGGCCAATTGGGTGTAAATACGGCCATTGCGAGAAATAGTCCTTCGCAAGTTGGATCATTGACGACTTG